CATCTCGTCGAAGTTCTCATAAGATTGCACAACGATAAAGGCTTCCCGATAGAATCCGTTCCACCACAGTCTGCCCGGTTGCATGCGCTGCACATCCGCATCAAACACACGGTGCATCTTCGCCATGATCGCGTTATATTCCGTAGCGTTTTCCGCCAGGACGTCGATCTTAAAATCACACTCCGATGTGTCCTTGTAAAATGTCTTCACGCGCCCGATCCCGTTCACTCCGGATATCGTCGAAAACTTCCACTCCGACTTTGCCAGAACCTCCGGATTCTCGGCGACAAGGGCATCGGAATTGAAGTCGATAATCTCACCGGCCGACCCCTCATAATATAGATTCATCCGGACACCCTCCTTACTGCCCTACCGAATTCGCGGCCATCCATCTCAATGGACATATCCATCCGTGATACGGCCTCGGCGACCTTTTCGCCTAGCAGATCATAGTCGATCTGCGGAACTGACTGCATCACGGCAGCGGCAACATAATTCTGCAGCACGTCGACTGGCGCAACCGCTTCCGGCCCGGCTTCACCGACACCCTTCAGGCCGTACAGCGTTGGGATGATCGTCGCATTGTCAAACACCGCGCCTTTCGCGTACCACTGGACGGATACAGACGGCACCTGTTTCGTCTTCGCATTGAAATCTCCGGACATTGAAAAATGCGGAACCGCGATATCGGGGCCTTTGAGCTTCGTATTCAGCGCCGAACGCAGTTTGTTCACCCCGTTTTTCACAGATGATTCTGCCTGTCTCATAGATGAACCAATCTCGCGTGCCATGTCGGCAAATCCATCGGAAACTGTATCAAGGCTCGGTGCTATGGCTGTCCCGAAAAGCTTTGATCCATTCGTGAGCATGGTTCTCACGTTAGCCATCATCGTGCTTACAGTGCCCGTTACCGTGCTTGCCTGCGTGCTGATCCCTTTTGATAGCTCGCTTACTGTTGTATTTGCCGCTTCTGATGCGCCCTTTGATGCATCATCCGTCATGCTCTTCGTCATTGCCGATCCGGTCGCTTCTCCGGCAGCCTTTGCGCCGGAGGTATCCACCGATGATCCGTTGATGGATTTTACAAGCTCATTAAATGCCTGAACCGGATCAACGGTTTTTGCGTTGATTCCATCTACCAGTGACTGCGGCAGTGAGATTCCGGCCTTCTGCGCTGCGGTCACTAATCCATTCAGCTGTCCGAACATCGCAGATGTCAGCTGCTGCGTCGCCTGCTCAGGGCTTGTCGACCCACTGGATATTCCATCAGCCAACCCGGATGGAATCGTAACGCCCATGGCCTGCGCCGATGCCGCAAGCTGTGCGACTGATGCTTTTGTCGCCTCATCCGCCTTGGTGAATCCGTTCGTGATCGAATCCTGAAGCTCCTGGTATTCAGCATCTGATGATCCGATCTCTCCAAGTCCCAGCTTATAGGCAACCGCATCCGCCGCCAGATTCGCAGACAGCTCCTGCTGCTGATCAGTTGCGGAAAGGAACTGATACATCGCGTCGTTGACCGTCTTCATGTCTCCGGATGTGACCGCATCCGCCAGTTCCTGGACCAGCTGCGCGCCTTCCGGTCCCATCTGTTCAAGGTAATTCAAGAATTCAGGCGCTCTCTGCCCCAGGTTATCCGTGAGGACATCGATATTCGCCTGGTAATTCTTCATCCCCTCTTCCTGGGACTGCATTGCCTCCATAAAGGCTGACAAACCTTTTTCGGAATCCTGCTCCCACTTGTCGAAAGGATTGATAGAGAAGGCGCTTTTTGCACTCTCGACTGCTGATGTAAACGCCTGTTCCATCGCGTCAGATGCGGTCTTATATGCGGCTGCTGCGGCCTTCGCATTCTCCGCTGCTTCCTGCTGCGCCTTGTTGTTGCTGATAATCCCGTCTGTGTCCTTGTCCAGTGTCGCTGTCAGCTGGTCAATCGTTTCTTGGCTGAATCCCATCGTTTGCGCTGCTGCGATGAGATCCTCTTTCATCTCCTTCAGTTTTTCGTTTGCCTGGTCAACATTGCTCTTGTTTTCGGATACAACCTTGTTTGCAGCGTCAAGGTTGTCATTTGCCTCAGTTGCTTGATCTGCCAATCGGCTTTGTGCCGATGTAAAGCTGTCAGCAGAACCAGCTGCGACACCATAAATAGTGCTTAGTCTTTCTGCAACCTTAGCCTTTTTCTCTCCAATTGCGGTTGTGTCCTGTCCCAGATAGAATGCTTGCTGTTCTTGCTCATTCAGCTTTTCATATTGATTCCATAAATTAGTCATCCCGTCTATCTGGTTGTTGATTGCATCAACCTTATGTTGGGCGACAGATTGTGCCTCCTGAGCTTTCCGGAGGGTTCCCTCTTGTTCCAACAGACCATTAATGATTTTCTGGGAGGCCTGTTCTTTGGCTTTGACAAGCATCTGGGCTTCGCAGTTCGTAACATACTCGCGAAGCTCTTTGTTTGTTATCTTCAGCTTTCCTGTCTCTTCGTCGTATGCATCCGCCAGTTCAGGAATATACTGAGACAGCTCCTGCACGATCGTCCGCATCTGGAAGGACTGATCAAGTGTTGGATCTGAGATGCTATTAAGCTGCATCAACCGGTTTCCCAAAGATTCAATCGTCTCTGCGTCAGAAAACGCCGTATCCCAGTTTTCACCGGTTTCGTCAAGCGTCTTTTTAAATTTGTCAGCTTCGGTTTTCGCATCCTTGATCTGCTGCTCTAATGGTGATAGATCTGCGCCTTCGACGAAGTTCGTCAACCCGATCAGTGCATCGGATGCGGCATCCGCCAAAAATCCGATCATGGGCGCAACCTTCGTTCCGATCGCACGCCCGAAAGCTTCAGAGTTCTGCTTCAGATACTGAATCGAGTCATCTACTCCTCCAAGAGAATCCAGCGTGTCGCCTGACAGAACTGCTCCGGCATCCTGCGCCTGCTGCGCCAGCTGTTTAAACCCGTCAGATCCCTTGATGATCAGCGGGTTTAATTCGTTCGCTGACTTGCCAAAGATCTGCATCGCAATTGCGTCCCGCTCTGTCTCGTCGGATACTCCGCCCAGAGCATCGATGCAGTCCCAGAACACATCTTCGGAATTCCTCAGATTCCCATTTGCATCTGTTACGCTGACGCCTAGCTTTTCATATGCCGCCGTGTAGTCCTCTGATCCCTTCTGCGCCTGCATCATGGATTTGAGGTTCTTCTTCATGGATCCGGTGACGGTGTCCAGGCTTGTGTCGATCAGCTCCGATGCATATTGGTACTCCTGCAGCTCATCGGTCGACATTCCGGTGACCTGTGATGCCGTCAGGATGTTGTCAGCATATGACGCAGCGTCAACGCCCAGCTGGATCAGCTTCTTCCCCGCGTCAATTGCCTTCGATCCGAGTCCCATGATGGCGTCGCCGGCCATGTCTACAAGCTTGCCCTTCACCAGGGATCCAAAAGACACATTCACGGTGTCAACATTGTCACCGGCACCTTTTGCGGCATTGCCGAGCTGGTTCATCTCGCTCTCTGCGGAATCAGCCGCTGAATTAAACCCATTCAGTTCAGCATTTGTCTCAGCGATTGCGCCTTCGAGCTTTGCCTGCTCCGTCTTGGCATTGGTCAGCTTAGTCGCCCACTTCTGCGCTTCCTGGCTGTTTTCACCATAGATCGACTTGGCGGCTTCCAGCTTTCCATTCAACGCCTGCTGCTTCTGCTCGTTCGCTTCCAGCTCGGACTGCAGGAGCTGCTGTTTCTGCTTCAGATACTCCGCCGAGTCCCCGGTGTTCTTGAACTGCGCGTCGTTCAGCTTCATCTCGGCGCGGAGTCCCGTCATCGCAGAATTCGCCTGAGTGATTTGCTCGTTAAATTCGGCGGTATCCGCAGTAAACTTAATTTTTGCTTCGTTTTTACCCGCCATTTCTTTCCCTCTCATACTGCAGCACCGACGCATGCCATGCATCATATGCTGTCTTGTTCTCTACAATCCGCTCCAAAAACGGAAACGGCGCATGCCAGAACACATTCTCTGGAATCCCCATCAACTGCACATAGTAGGTATAATGATCCTCAATGGTTTCCAGCGTGAATTGTGGCATGCGCACCCGTTTATTTACTGGCTTTGTCGCCCTTTTGAAGGCGCTGGCGAAGTCGCTTTTTTTTTCGGCTGCGGGTTGAGCAGCAGGTTGACGGTGTGCAGCAGCATCCCCCTGTTCGGGATCAGCCGCTTCAGGAACTCCGGATAGTCGATGTAATCCTTGTCCAGATTCGCACACACATACGCTGTATAGACAAGGTATGCATAGTCCAGCTCATCTTTTGCGCCGTTCAGCCTGATCTTCTGGTAGTTCTCATAGATCTCTCGGGCCTTGTCCCCGCCCTCGCGGAGCAGGTACAGGCTATAAAAATTGAGCGTCCCGGATTCCTTCGTCCCATCGTCGAATTCGATTGTCACTGTTGTATCAGTCATCTTTCCCTCCTGCGTCAGTCAGATCAGCCGGATGTCTTCTGCGCTTTTTCGCTGGAGAAGGTCGTCATCCAGTTTTCTTTTGTCAGCACCGTTCCGGTCAGCTCATCGGCCAGAGCTTCATACTCTCCTTTGCCGTAATCATCCGGCATGTAAGAAAGCTTGATCTCGACCTCTGCGACCTCATCGGATCCATTCTCAACAGACATCTGTCCGACCTCCTCAATCTTGCAGCGCGGGAAGCCCTTAAACATGATGTTGTCATCCTCATCCTTGACACGCGCAGCAATCGAGCATTCCGGCATCGGGACCGTATTGTCAAAGGCATATACGCCTTCCTGCAGTCCAGCGCTGACCATGGCATGCAGCTTCCGATACAGGTCGAGCTTCACATGCATGCTGAGAGTGATCGTGCCGTTTCCGGTGACCTTGGTCTTCCTTTTCTTGACGAACCCTCTGCACTTTTTCGTGACGGTCTTAGTCTCGCGTTCAACCGTCAGCTTTCCAACACAATCATCCTCCGTGTATGCGGACTCGCCAGCCACTTTGATCGCCAGCTGATCGCACTCATACGGGGAGAAAACCTCTGTAGACGTAAATCCTGCCATTTTATATACCTCCATTAATTGTTGAATGCTTCGGCAAGTTTGCCGACACACATTTCTACCACCTTCGGGGCTGCAGCCTCCGCGCCGTGCAGCATGAATTGTTTGTTACCTGCATGCTTCCGGGTGTTGCTTCCATCGTCCGGGAAATACAGATAATGGTACTTCCCGCGTGCTGCAATTGTTACTGACAGCTCACCGTTATCCTGGTCGAACCTCCCCGGCATCGCCGATGACGCTGCCGGTGCTTTTCCTTTCCAGTGACGTCCGGATGACGGCAACAGGCGCGCAATCTGCTTCTTGATCTCTTCCGCGCCTTCTGATCTTAGGACCTTATCGATGATCTGTCCGGACCCTGTGCCGTAAGACACCATCTTTTCATACAGATCGTCTATCGATCCCGCGTCAAATTCGAACCAACCCATCAGCAGCTCCTTTTCTGGGGATGCACGAACGTGATAGTTGCGATTTCCACAACCATATTTGAATTCCCCTTGAAGGTGTAGTCATAGGTGATGTCATCCGAAGTCTTTTTGAGCTTCGGACCCGGCGTCTTTTCGAGCGTCTTGATCACCGTATCAATATAGCCCTCCGGGATGTAGTCCTCATGAATGACATGCACCTGGTAATAGGTCTCCCGGTCGATGTTGTTGCTCGCTGTCGCGGTCCGAACGCGGTTGAACACGAAGTAATTCCATCGGTCAAGCTTCGTCTCCTGACACGCGCCATACCAGCAGCCAGTCATCGGCACATCATCAGATGCGCACATCCCGGTCAGCAGATCGCTTATATGGTTCAAAACTGACGTCATAGCTTGCGCACCTCCTCCAGATACAGATACATCACCCGATTCGCACGATCGAAGTCCACATTGATGATGCTGTACAATGTCTCGTCGATCTTGACAATGTTCAGCTTCGTCACCCACGGGCGGAGGAGGCATCGCACCTTCATGCTCAGCGTCCGGCCCTGCGAGCTGGCGAAGTCCTGATCCTGATCGCGCTTTGACATCTCCTGATAGTTCAGCTTCTCGATCTGCTTGATGTCCGATCCTTCCCTGGCATTCTTCACGGCTCCGAAGTCCGACCTTCCTGCTGTCTGCTCACATACCCACAGCACACCGTCCGTATACGTCGCAAAGCGTTTCTTCATGTGCCACTCTCCTTCTGGTATGCGTGGAGGTGCCTTGCCCGGATGATCTCGGTGCGGTATGCCGCATCGAATTCGTTCAGGCAGTTGTTCCACGCATACAGCAGGTATGCCAGATACAGCTCATGATCCAGCCCGGGCTTAAAGTAGTCGGCCTCGGCGCCGAGCATGTGGTTTAGCGCTGCCTCGGCGTCGAGCATCATGTCTTCGATGCGGTCGTCCGTGTCCGTATCTTTCCAGGTGACGCTGAGGTGCCGCTTGACCTGATCAAGATACTCGTCAGGCATTGTGTCTTTACTCAGCATCGTTTACCTCCTGTCAGGCTCCGGCTGTCTCCGTCTTCTGCAGCACAGTGATATATGCCGGGTTGAGCTTGCTGATGTCGAGCAGCACCGCTACCGTGTTATCCCACGCGCGACCCATGCCGTGCATCTTGATCTTGTACACGCGCTGATCCGCGAGGAATTTGAAATCGTCGGAATACTCCAATGTGCCGTCCTTGGAGGATCCAAGACCAAAGAAATACTCCTCCGGAAGGAAGACCAGTGCCTTTCCGGTCTCCATCTCGTTCGATCTGATCACCTCAGTCGGGAACGGGAACAGGTTGGTAGAATAGGTCCCGTTTGCATTCAGCACGGTGGTCGCCGGCATAACCTTCTCAAGGTAATCGACCTGATTGCAAACAAGTGTTACCTGGTCAAACTTCCGCAGGGTCCCGCGCTCCGTCTTCGCCAGCTGGGAAAGCACCTTGCCATACTCAGCCGGAAGGAAAGACTTCACCGCGACTGCCGTCTTCTGCGGATATCCGGTCTCGGAGGAGAAGGACACGCCCTTGTGGATATCGCGGTCAATTCCGATCGGCTGCTTCAGGCCAGTTCCGGAGATGATTGCCTTCTCCAGCGCACACGCAAGGGACTCCTTCAGGAATGTCCTGATGTAGTTATCAAGGAAGGTCGGCCCGAGATCGAGCATGTCCTTCTCGATGATCGCATATGCAGACAGCTTGCACTGATTGACCTCGACAACACGGAATGCGGATGTGATCTGCTTAGTGATCTCGTCATTCACGTCCCCCCATGCAGCAGTCTGCGCGGTGTGGTCGTTGAGGATCCAGCGCGTCAGGTAGGAGACGTTCTGGAAGTTAATGCGGCTGAGGAGCGGGTGTTCTTCGGTCAGGTCCTTGTACACATCCTGGATGATGGTCTCCGGCATCACCTTGTCTGTGTCCGGAAGGCCGATGTAGGACTGTACCGGGGTCTTTGTCTTGCCGGCATCGATGATCTTCTGGTAGTAAGACTTCTCCTCGTTCGTCAGCTGGCGGAATCCGCGCTGTGCCAGAATGGTAGCATCGCCGTTCGCAGAAAGGTAATCCTGCCCGACAGATGCAGCGATTGCGTTCCCAAACTTGTCAAACGCCGCCTGCACTGCCTCATCCGTTGCATTCTCGTCAGTAAATACGCGCATCATCTCAGATGCAGCCTCAGTGATAATAGTTTTGTTCTTCAGCATTCTTTATTCCTCCTTCGCTATTGCAGCAAACACTCTCTTTGCATTCTGTGCCATTGTGGCTGTGCCTTTGTTGACTGGTTTCGATTCTGTGATCGCAGACAGTAAATTGTCCATCTTCGCATCAATCGCCGAAATACGCGCTTCTAGCAACGTCTCAGCGGGTGCCTCAAGAATGCGCTGATGGATCGCCGCCATTGCCGACTGGCTTGCACCCTCGTCGCTCTCCTCATCGTCAGCGATGTCGGTCGCGAAGCCGTACTTCACAGCTTCCTCTGCCGT